ATGATGTTTGTCATGGGCAGCGGATGGTTGGCGGATTTTTTCATTTTAGGGCTTGACTTTTAATAGTTAGTCTTCGGCGGCAAAGGCATCCAACCAACCACGGGAGAATCCACACGGTTATCGTAAACGTCATCCGGGTTGAAATAACGATATTCCCACCAGCCTTTAGGAATAAAGTAATCATCACTTTCTTCGTCGTAGGTTCCCCACTCGAAAAGTTCTTCCCAGTAGAAAGCGCTCTTTTTTGACAAAACTGTGCCATCTTCGTAGTGGGCCGTCGTAATCCCATATCCGCCGCAGGCTGTTTCAAACAGAATCAGCACTTCCGTCTCAACTTTCGGAGGATCCTTGTCGGGGTCGCGCCAGAAAGAAAAGAGCGATTCTTCCTGTGCAACAGGAAGTTTCTTGACCTTTTCCCGCGCTACCCGGAGAGTCGCAGAAACAATATCATTCGCACTCGGCTTCTGAATCGTGTTATACTCCAGGCATTTCAATACGTCCTCACGCTTGATGTACTCATCCATTGTCTTCCTCCTCATAAATATCGAGTTTCATGTCCAGTGTGTACGGGGTGTCCACCGCGACGTCTGCGTCCGGGTCAAACTGCACGTCCAAGCTCCCATTTTTCAGCGAAATGGTGAGCACACAGTTATTGAGCTTTGTCGTAAAGCTGTCACCATCGTTCAACTTCCCATGGTCAGCCGCGTACAGCTCCAGCGCCGCTTTAATCGCTGCGTTCGACTGTTCCATCAATCCCTTTTCATTCATCTGAAATCACCTCCATCTTCACCACATCGAATTTCTCATACTCCGGGTAGCAAGCCTTGGCCATCACTTTTGCCCGCGTCGCTGCGCTTTTACCGCTTTTATCGTCAACCAGCACATACGGCAGGAGTGCAGAGCCATGCTTGCCAGACGCCGCTATCAGTATCTGATACTTAGGCATCTTTCCGTCCTTTCCCGGATTTAGGCGGGTGAGCCTCCTGCCAGCGGTCCTCTCTGCTCGAAACGACACGCAGAGCATAGGCCAGCGCCGTAGCCATTACCGCCAGAACCACCAGCACAATCCAAAGCCACATTTTGCATCACCCTCCCAGAAGATTTTTCATCATATATCCGGCCATAGCCTGTTCGTATGCCTGTTTAGGGACATCCGCCGCACCATTCTCTTCCAGCAGCTCTTTGATGCTGTGCTCGCGTCCTGCGCCGTCAATGGCCCGAACTCTGGTACTGCCGCGATTGACCGTCACCGTTTTCTTATCGCGCGGGTGGATACCGAACGGAAGCTGGAATCCTTTCTCGAACACCCAGAGGTGATAGCAGTCGCAGACATCCACCAACCTTTCCTGCGTCGGGAACACCTCGACGGCAACTCGCTTCTCGCCGAACAGATCGTTTTTAATTTCCATCTTGACGGCCCACGGGATATCCCCGCTGCCGTCACTCCGGCCAACGCCCTCTGCCGCCGTAATCGTGACGTGTTCGACCTTGCCCCATTCCGTGCGGAGCAAACGAGACATCACGCTGTACTTCTGGTCTTCGCTGATCCATGCCCGATCCATCTCCCTCATCCAGCCGTGATAAGGTACTCCCAGCTCTTCAACCGCCTGTTTCGGGGTAATCGTCTCAATCCACTTCATGTTGCTGCTCCTTTCCAGTGCTCATGCCCATCAGCTCCGGCGTGTCCACTACATTTCCAACCACCTTTGCGGTCAGAACCAAGCTTGCAAGACCATGCTCGACAAACTCCTTTCGGTTCTCCGAAAATTCTGCGTAGAATCCGATATGGCCTACGCCGTAGTCGATGTATTCGCCGTATCTTACGGCAAAAATCACATCTTTGCCGCATCGATCGTCTTTCAAAATGTCCCCCTCAAAAACAGGTGCCCCGTTTCCGTCCGTCAGAGTCGTGTTCATGCCGATCGTAAACGGCTTGACGAGATGGGCGTATGCCGGCTCTTGCTCGGAGTTGATGTACCAGCCCTCACCTGGGCGACTGTTCTTCACACCCGGGGAGCGAATCAAGAATCCTTCATGCCAAGTGCCATCTGGGGACTGCCCACGAAAAGTTCTACCCTGCATCATGCTTCCTCCTTGACCTTGACAGGAAGCACCAGCGCTTCATACTGCGGCTCAATCAGCTTTACGGGGGATAGAGGACCGACCACCCATGCGCTGACCTCGTCTCCTTCCATCGACTTCAATGCCTCGCTCAGGAACTCCAGATTAAAGCCGATTCGCAGGCGCTCATCCAGCTTTCCGTTGAAAGAGAATTCCTCATTCATCTGCGCAATCGTGCTACGCATCGATGCTCTACCTGTGCCGCCGGGTTCCAGATCCATCACCAAGGTGCTCTTTTCCTTTGCGTCTGCGGACCGAGCAAGTTTGACACGTCCCAGAACGCCCAGCAATTCTTTTCTGTCAAGCACGATTCTGGTTCCCCCACTCTTTTGGGCTACAATTTTGCTATAATCCAGAAACGGTTCTGCGATCAGGCGAGACTTTACCTCAAAATTGTTGTCACTGAAAACGGCCTTTTTGCGGTCTCTTTCAATACTGACGCTCCCATCAAGGCCCAGCGTGTCAATCGCCTTTGCCGTTGCCGCCGGAAGCACAAACTTGAAATCGCCATCGGCGGTGCAGTCGATTCGGCTGATGGCCATTCTGTACCCATCCAGGGCGCAGATTTCCAAAGTATCGTCGCCGTTGTGGGAAAAGCACAGCCCTTTGTGCGCCGGATGCCGATCCTCCTTGGACACAGCGTATAGAACCTTTGAGATGGCCCAGCTCAAATCGTTCGCTCTCACCACGCAGCGCTTCGCATCCTTTCCCGGACCATCAAATGTGGGGTAATTCTCTGCCGGCGTCGTGCTCAACCGTGCCCGCGCCGTGCCGGATTCTATGACCAACCCGCTCTTTGTCACGTTGATGTTGATTTCAGTGGCTACTGCTCCGCTGATAAAATCCACTCCACGCGGTGGAATAACGACGCCCTGCGGAACCGGGCTGGAAAGTTCTGCCCGAATACTCAGTTCCAAATTCGTTGCGAACGCATCCGGGCCACTCAGCAGGATTCCCGTGCTATCGTTGCCCACTGCGCGAACTTCCGGCACTGCTGTTCGGAGCTTGGAGAACAGCGCTCCAATTTCGCTTCGTTCAAACTTCATCGTCTTTTCCTTTCTCAAAATTGTCTCTGCTGAACTGCTCATAGCATTCCGGGCACATATAAGCCACCCGCTCCGGGCTATCTCCACGTTTTCTGCGCAAGAGCAGCGCGTACATTTCTTTCATCGGTCTGTACTTGCCGCAGACCGTGCAATACTCCCACAGACGCTCTTTCTGCACGTCGCTGGGAACTCTCTGAAGAAGCGGCTGTGGTTTCTCGCGCCGCATATTCTCAGCGCCCACCACGCTTTCCATGCTGCTCCGCATGAAAACAGGTGTGTCGGTTGCATCCGCTGACGCAAGAATGTCTTTAATCCACTCCGCTTTAGGAATGACCTTTCCTGCATTTCGGCCTGTTTCCGCGCCGATGATGACCCACTTCAACTTCTGGAACGCTTTTGTCACGTCGCCCTCAAACGGGCCAAGGAGCGGCTCTATCGCAACGAACGTATTATAGTGTTCGTTCGCCCATACGCTGCTTTCTCTGACCGTCGCTGTCGAACCGTACCAGAAATTCTTGTTTTGGGGCAGCTTCTCGTGATTCACAAGCTGCTTATAGCGTTCCGGATACTGCGTCAGAAAAATGTACTGGTGCTGGGGTGCTTCATCAGCCGCCGCAAACACCCGAAGAATCCAATCTTCAGGAACCCACGGCCCGAATAAATCGCCATCCGTGCATACCATAATGCTTGAGCCAACTTTGACCTTTTGCGGCCAGTCGAAACGGTATTTGTGCATGGTTGGCAGAAATCCCGTTGGACTGTTCAGGAAGCGCTTGCTCTTCGTTTTCCAAGGGGTATCCAGCTCAAAGAGCTTTTCTCCCACCTGCTGAACTTTCGGCCTTTCCGCCAGATTTTGTCGCCAATCGCTTGCAAACCTCAACGTGCTTTTCCTTGCGTAGCAATACCGGCAGTCCTTCAAACAGCCCGTCACGGGATTCCAAGCATAATCGGCCAACTCATTCTTTGTTCTGTTCACCGATAAATCCTCCCCGTCTGGTTATCCACGAGAACAATTCGCTCCACAATTTCAAACCCGGCGGCACCTGCCACATAACGCAGAACGTGAACAAGCTCGCTCACACGAGCTTCTTCCCTCTGGATGTTGCTCTCTGCCCGAACCCGTGTAGGATCCGGCGCGCCGCTGGGGTTGTGATTCTTCCGGGTGTCAGGCATTATTCTCTCCTTTGTCCAAAACCATGAAATATTCGTACTGGGTGCCCGGATTGGTATTCGGGCGGCGGCGTACAATATCAACTCGGTATCCCGCTTTCAGGAGCAGCCGCCCCAAATCCAGACGCTCATCTTCCGAAAGACCTTTTGCTTTGGCGGGCGCGAGAGAAAGTTCAATTTTAGCCGACACGTTTTTCCACCTCCATCAAGTCGTGCATCAGTTCATCCACGAGCAGCTTTCCAGCATTTGCTCCCGTGCGGATAATGTTTCCGTTTTCCTTGAGTTCTGCAAACTCCTGTGCACGGATTTCCTTGGACTGCCGTGCAAAGTCAATTTCCGCCGCTGTCATGCGGCCCTGCACGACCTGTTGCCATTCCGCAATAAACGGTTTCGCGTCCTCCAAATCGGCGTACTGGTCGTTGTTATAGCTGCGCTTTTGGCGGACAGTGCCGCCCGGTTCCACCTCCAAGGTATACCACGGGGTATTCGGGTCAGCCTTGCGCCGCATGAAGAAGATGTAGCTCTCACGTTTGGCAATGCGCTCAAAGTATCTGGTTCCGCGCTGGATGCAGTGGTCAAGAAATCTGCTTTCTTCCAAAATGGCCTTTGCTCCATCCGGTACCCGAATGATGTATTCCGCTCCATCGTACTCGTAGATTTTGCGGATTTTCTTGTAGATGTTCTCGATATGGAATTGATTTTCCAGTTCCTTGGCATCCTTTTTGATGCTGCTTGCAGCACCTCTCAGCGCATCCTTTCGGCGCCGCTTATTGCGCTCCAGAACCAAATCATCATGGCGGCGTTTAAGATCCAGCGGGAAACGAACCTTTTCAAGATTCAAGTTCATCTTCATCTGTCCGGCCATATCGAGATAGTCCAGCCAGTCCGATGCAACTTGAAGAGCAATCCGGCCGTTGTAGCTTCCGGTGGCTCGCCTTGTCTGCTGACGGAGATATTTCAGGCTCCGCGTCATTCCGCTTTCCTGCAATGTCTTGGCCATTCCTGAGAGTCTTCGGATGTTAGCCGTCATCGCCGTGTTCTTGCCATTGATTGCAAGGCCGGCTTCTTTCCATTCCAGCGCATTATCCACCTCGCGGAACGACTTTTTGCTCTGCGAGACTGCGGCCAGTTCCTGACGGTTCAAGCCAAACACGCCGTAATAGGTTTCTGCGCGAAGATTGATGCGGGTGCTGTGCTCATATTCGTCGTACACCTGAGAGCACAGAGCGTCAGCCCAGCCCGTTTTGACAAGGCTTTCGGCCATCGGATACCGATTCACAATTTCCCACTGCCGAACTTCCCACGGAAAATTGAGGTGATTATCGTACTGGTACATCCATTCAGATTTCAACACTTTCCGAACATCACTCTCAAATTGGTCAGTGTGGGATGCCAGCGTGTACGGCTGATACGGGCCAGAGGGGGCCAGCAGCATCGCGGACAGCTTCGGGCGCTGGCACATGATATACTGAGCTTTTTCGCCCCAGTCGCGTTTCCACTGCTTGATGGTCTTTCCGTCCGTCCACCAGATTCCACGGCCGTGAAATTTCGGTTCTGCCCGATGATTTCTGAAATCGAAATACACCAGATAGCGGCGAATCCAGACTCCATCCCCCTGCGGCTTGCTCCAAAGGAATGTCCTTGCGGCCCATAACCTTTTGACCGAATAGCGGGTATTGCGAACCTGCATTTTCTCCCCGCAGCACTCGCACGTCGCTGTGCTCTTGTGTTTGAGCAGTTCCGACAGCGTATATTCACCACCGCAGCTATCGCACCTTGCCCGCTGAATCGAGATTTTCTTCTCAACGCCGCCGGGTTCGATTACGTTCTGTTTATCATTGGTGACCCAGAGAAAGCCCGCATCACTGCACACTTTCAAAACTTGTTTACTGAGATCTTCCGGCGGCTCCGGCAGATTCTCAAAGAGCTTCTTGGTCTCAGCCGCCTGTCGTGCGTTGCGCTCTTCGCGCTTCTTCCTGGCATGAGCCGACAGTGCATCTTCTACAATGCCAATCAGATATCCCGGTCTGCAGTCATCAAAATAGTTCTGCAGGAGTTCCGATTCTCCTTTTGTGGCCGGCACTTCGGTCCTCCATGTCAAGCACTGGCAGGGCTTGACCTCAATTTGACGCGGCGAAAGCTCGCCTTTAGTCGGGTTCTCGTTCCCGCGAAGCTCCCCCGTCCAGTAATCCCCGAAAAAGCGCCACACGACCAGCGGCTTTTCCTTTTTGTCCCAGACGGCCACCGTCAGCACCTTTCCCTCGATGTAGCGGCCCATGCCCTGCCCCTCGGCAACTGACATACACAGTGCCGCATCCAGCTCTGGCCGTTTCGGTTCCGGCGCATAAAGTTTCAATTCTTCAGCCTTTTTCATTGTGTGCCGCCTCCAAGCTCTCTGCCGTGTAGTTCTTCCCCGGCAAAATCTTCACGCCGTCAATCGGCTGTGCAATGCAGATGGACTCCTGCTGATCTTGGATGATGAAGCAGAGCCATTCTCCCAGTTCTCCGGCCAGCTTCTTATCCCGGCCATATGCGACATGAAATGGCCCTTTATAGCTGTCCTCAAACTTCTCCGCAGGATGCTCAAACACATAGTTGGCGTGCATCAGCAAAAATTCTTCTGCTGTCAGCTTGCGGAGAGGAACCAGCTTCGTACAGCTGCTCCGGCTTCCGTAGCCATCCTCGTCAACATCGCCCCCGGCCGCAACTGCCCAAAACTCATTCTTGCCGTTCCATGTGTACCAATTCAGGCAATCCCACGGGTCTAAGCAATAATGGAACCCGGTGCTGGCGCACATGGCCTTTTTCGTCTCATTCAGCTCGTTCGGAACATACTGGAATTTTCCGTTTCCAAGCGTTGCGACCAGCCCCGGCTTGAATCCCTTGAATCCCAAAATCATCAGAACCATCCCTCCAAGGAAAGCTGCATCGAATCCTCGCTCTGCTTCTCTTTCTTCTTTGCAGGCTTTTTCTCCGGTTTCGGCTTCTTTTGGTCGGGCTTTTCCTTTGCCGGCTCCTGCGGTTTCGGAATATTCGGGGTGGCGTTCTCCGGTTTAATGGTTGCCGGCGCCCGCATCTCTTCTTCCGTCGGCGGCGTTCCGGTAAGATTGATGTTCATCGAAAACGAGATTTCGGCATTGGGGAAGTAGAACTGCACGGCCTTGCGATACGCTTCAAGGTCAGACAGAACCTCTCCCGCATTGTGCACGACTGCCGCGCAGCATTCAGAGAACGTGCGCTCCGTGTTACAAACGACCTCAGCGAAGCGCGGCTCCTGATCTGCAAAGTTCAGCAGTGCCCGCAGCACATAGCTCTGAACGCTCGCGGCGGTGCACCCGCCTTTGAACATCTTGTCCTCTGCCTCCAACTTCTCTTTTGCCTTGGCCCGCCAATCGACGAACTCTACTGTGGTTATGGTGTGTGTGGTGGAATCCATATTGTCCTCCTATCAGAAAAAGCTCAACTGCCCGCCCTTGCCCTCAGAGAACATCGGTTCCTGCTCCGGCTCTTTGGGCGGTATTTTAGCGGTTTCGGGCTTTTCCGTATCTTTTGGTTGCTTACTCTTTTTTGTGGCTTCAAGGGCTTTCTGTGGTTCGGTTTTTGGCTCATCTGCAGCACACTCTTCCTTTATCGGTTGAGTGACCAGTTCCATCTGCGCCATAAAGATTCGATACTGCCAAACCGGGATCCTGAGCAGCGGCGTATACCAGACGTTCCCTTTGTCAACTGGAAGCAGCCCCCTTTTGTCATAAGACACAGACGGGCTTGCAAGCGTATCACCGATAACAACATACCCCGGCATTCCAAGCAGACTCATTTGCAGATAGCACATCATGCCCACGATGTAGTCAATGTCCTGTGCTACAAACAGCACATCCGTCTGGTAATTGATTTCTTTTTTCCTGCATTCGTTCGCAAATGCCACCAGCAAGGCCCCAGCGCCGCAGGTCGGGTCACAGACCGCAACCCATCCCCTATCTCCGATTTTCTGCTGAAATTCTTCTGCCGGGGTCGTCACTGCGGACATAAACTCGCAAAGGTGGTAAGGCGTGAAGAACTGGCCCGCATGGTCACTGCCAAGCCCCAAGCACATATACAGCTCGCCAAGGAAATCCTGTTCCGAGTTGTCCTCCAGCGCCATAACCAGAATCGAGAACATATCAGCGAATGCGTCCACTTCCTGCTTCGTGTACTTTTTCACAATAGTCATGTACTGCTGCTCCCGCTCATCGAAGTGGCTCTTGTCCGTCGCGTTGGACACGGCAATGGCGCTTATCGTAATCCAGTCGCTCCAAACCTGCCACCTTGACCGCCCCTTGCTTGTAAATACTTCAAACTTTTTTACAAGCTCTTTCTGGGCCTCGCCGCGGACATGGCGAACGTCGCTTCCCATTAGAAAACCTCCTTAGTCTGGTGGAACTTCCTCCACCCGCTTTCTAAGAGGTCTCCTTTTTAGGCGATCCAAGCTGTTATCAAGGCCAAGGAAGCTATTTCCACTCGGCGTTTCCCGGTCTACCCGGTTTCCTTTGTATGTGTTATGTACTTTTTCCCACGCTTCCAGCGTTGTGATTTTTTGTGCTGCTGCTTGGTCGAGCAGACGCTTAGCATAGACCCAAGGGTACTTTGCTTGATGGCGCATCGCTTCTTTCAGCGCGGCCACCACTAAGGCGTCCTCTATACCAGCTTCCCGCAGGTCTCGGAATTCTGCGGCCATATAAGGCGTGAGCATCTTATCGCATCCAGCCCATACCCAGTAGGACTCCGGCTTTCCGTCGGGCGGGCCAGTTGAAGTCTCCTGCTGTTCGTCCTCTTGAGTATCCGAACAATCAAAACTATCATTTGGTTGTTTTGGTTGTTCCTGCTTTTTTGCATTTGAGTTACCTTTTGGCGCTCCGCCGCTCTTTCCTGCCGCAGCACGTTTAGCCCTTGTTTCTTCCCACTTTTGGATGTTCTCATCCAATTTTTGCTGAATCCACCGAAAAGCCATATCCGTCGCCGGATTCTCGAATTTTGGCATTCTGCCATTTTCGGTATAGGAAAGAATCGCGTCGAATATCCGCCCTTTTTCCTCAAGCGGTAAGCTCTTCAGTGGTTCTGCCCATTCCGTATAAAGCAGAACGCTCTTTTTATCGTTTTTCACTTGACTGCTCTCCGCTTCGTAAATTCAGAATTTTGCACAGGTGCTTGTCCAGCTTGATTCCATAGATGTGGTACTCAGCGAACAACGCATTCTCCCGGCGGTGCGCTTCCTCGTGATGTGCTCGGCAAAGTGCGATTGCGTTCAGTCCAACGTGGACGACCTTTTCTCTGTCCATACCCATGCCGATACGGTCAACGTGATGCACCTCCGCCGGACGGTTGCAAATTGCGCAGCGGCGATTTTCAAGGCACAGGTACAGGTACTTTCCAATGTCGTCCGTCTGCGTCAGCAGACTATCCTTGGTCGGAACGCCCCAGTGGAAACAAAACGAAATCAGGTAAGTAATGAATTCTCGTGCTGTCGTCATGTCGCAGTCTGAGAGGGAGAACCACTCCCGCATAGCGCGGGAGCAGAAATCCCATTCCAAATACTGCCGAAGTTCTTCCGGCTCATGGCCGGACCACAAAGAAATGTCACGGATGATGGCAAAAATCTTTCGGCGCTGGTCAACGGAAATCGTGCGTCCATCATCCAGCCGAACTTCCACCCGCCGGGGGCGTTTCTGCTCCACAAAGCGGCTGATGTCCGTATCGGGCTTCAGGACGAGCTTTCCATCTTCCAGCTTTTCAATTTTCGCCGTTACGACCATCCGTTTTCTCCTTGTCAACATGAACGTGCATAGGAATATACACGCTGTTCGCCTGCATATTTCTCACCAAGAAATCATTGCACTTTGCTTCCGATAGGTGATTCTTGAGCACCTGCATCTCATAGGCATACTGTCCAGCAGCCTTTTTCTCTGCGATTTTGGCCTGAATGTCCTCGTCTCTGTAATTGGCTTCTATCAAATAGAGGTCATATCCGAGTGCCTGCACCCCGTTCAGGTTGTTGGTGTCAGTGGCATAAATCGCCTTGCCAGATGGAAAATGCACCTTGTACCCGCAGTTCGGCACGTTATGCACCAGCATGAACGGAATCACATTGCATAGGCCGTATCCATACATGGTCCGGGGTTCCAGCACATCAATCTGACGTTCCGGCACTCCTGCGGCTAAAAGCGGCGGTGTCAGCCAACGACAGCATCCAAAACGCAGTGTTGGCCGTTCTTCAGCAAGCCGCTTGATGGTGCGCTTTTGGAAGTGGTCACTGTGGATGTGGGTGAGTAGAACCAACTTCAGCTTCGGCACATACGGCTCCAGTGCCTTATATGGAACGCCGCAATCTATCAGAACAAATTCTTCCAAAATCGTGGCATTGCCGTCGCTTCCAGTGCTGATAATGTTGTACTTGACCATCAGAGTGTCGCCAAGTCAACAGCCGCTTTCACTTCATCTGCTTCCGGCTCCGGCAAGTCCATAGTTTTGGCCGTCCGCTCGATTTTGGGCTGTTCCTGCTCATCCTGCTGGCCGAGTTCCGGGGTATCGGTCACTTCCGGCAACAGGTCTCCGCTCGCGGTGTCCGGCATCATCACATGGCCGTCTCTTTCATAGGCCATCGTCATTTCTGCCGTCATAATGCCCCACTTGGAAATCAACTGGCGCAGCATGGTCTTTTTGGCCATCCCGTCGAAGTCTTTGTACCAGAAGCTCGAATACTTCCACAACTCATTCTGCGGAATCTCACCATTCAGCAGCTTCTTATATGCGGCGGCGCTGAATGCCGGGGAATATTTGTCCGCATGAGACATCATCTGGTCTGCCGTCCAGTACAGCGTTTTCTGGAAACCATTGATATACTCAAAATGGACAATGTAGCCAATCGTCGGCATACTCATGCGCTTTTCAAAATCCTCGATAAAGTGCATTTCATGGGAACGCTCTTCAAAAGGATCCCAGCCACTCAGCTCCCCGTTCTTTACTTCAAGGACGTTCAGCCGCTTATACTGACCCGTGCGCAGGGCAAGCTGGATATAGCCCTTATAGCCCAGCACAAACTGAGCCTTGAACTTCTCCGGTTCAATCATCTGCCCCTCACGGTCATACTTGGCCTTGGATTTGAACGGCACCAAGTAGAACTGTCCCAACTGCGGAGAGGGCTGTAAGAACAGGCTTTCGCCCAGAAGTGCACCCGCAAGAATTGTGCCGGGGTCGCACTTCTGCAACTCGGCATTGACCGCCACCGCAGAGGTGATATTTGCAATAAAGCGCCCTGCACGAACCGGGTCCCCCAGCGTGTTGTTCACCAGATTCTTGTAAAGCGGAGTCTGGATTGCCTGAGAAAAACGAATCTTCTGCGGCTGTACTGCTTTAGCCATTGTCGCTTACCTCCTCATTCTCGATGCCGACGGAATCCATATGCTTCTGGATTTCGTCGATTTTTTCATTTACGAAAGACTTCAGCTCCCGGAGCTGGGTCAATGTACCGTGGCACTGGAACGTGCGGCCCATGAAAGCAAATTTGGCCGTCATGATCTGTTCTTTGCTCTCCTGCTGGGTTTCTTCGGCCTCCTGCTCATCCATAACCGGAGGCTCGGTACCCATGACCTGCGGCGCTGCCAGTTCTTCTTCCACCGCATCCAGCACCGCCGACTCTGCTTCCTGCGCGCGAAGCTGGGCTTCAAGGCGTTGTTTCCGTTCAGCTTCCTCGCGGGCCACACGGTCTTTGCGCTGGCTCACGCTGTTAATCGCAACGGCCAGATTGCGGCACTGCTTGTACTCTGCCATAACTTCCGGGGCATTCTCCATGCCATTGATGCAGTTCACATCAGCCACCACGCGGTCAACGTATTCCTTGACCTTGCTCTTCAAGGATTTCAGGCTCGCCGTCATGGTAACAGCAATACCGATGTCCTCATAGCTGACCCACTCGACCCCGTTTGCCTTGACCAGCTCGTCGAAGTAAGCAACCACTTTTTTCTCCTTGTCAGCTTTCAAGCCGGCTTCCACATCCGTGATTTTGCCTTTCAGCGCTTCATCCGCAGGGCCATAGACATCGGTGACGCATTCCTTGTAAACCTTGTCGAAGTCCTCAAAAGGCTTCATGATCTGCTTCTTAACGACTGCACGGCGGTCATCCAAATCCTTGCGGTCACGATTCAGCTTTGCCCGCTGCTCCTTGACGACCTTGAGCGTCTCTTCCGTGCAAACCAGCGCCAGCGCTTCCGTCACGGACGCCTGTGCCTGAGCCTTGATGCTGTGCAGCTGTTCCTTGATGACGGGAAGCTGCTGCACAACAATCAGACTGTCGGCTAACATCGGCTCCTGCGTGGTTACGGCGGCAGTAAGTTCTTTTTCCATGTTGCACCTCCTAATTTTTGCATAGAAAAACGGCAGAAAGGATAGTCCTTTCTCGCCGCTTCGTACCTGTTGAAAAATCCAACCGAATATGCTACAATATGGTTGTGTGTGGTGGAGACCTGTATTTTCCGGCTTGATGTTCCTGCATCAAGCGCCAACGGAATGTGCGGGTCTCTATCCATTTGTAGCGCACCGGCCGTTCTGGTCGGTGCTTTTTTCGTGTGCGGCGAGTATGTCATATACCGTGAGTTGGCCGATGATTTGGCGCTCAGCGGTGCTCTTAGGCTGTGTAGCGGTCTTTCCCTTGCGAAGTCTTGCGGGCGATTTCAGCTTCTTGCCGAACTCCTTGGCGTAACACTTTGCGCCGTACCCCGCTTCGATTGCCGCCGGATCTGTAATGACCCTGTGACACCGAGCGCATCTTACCATGCTTCTTTCCTCCGAAAATCATGAACATCTGGAATGCGTGCGTCAGCCGCACCGCCATGATGATTGCAATGATGACAAGCAGCCATTCACCGCCGATTGCCCAGTAGCCACGCCAGCGGTAGGCACTCGGCAACTGCCATATTGCCATCAGCCCTCCGGCTACGACCCCGGCCAGCGTGTCCAGCAGTCCTACGAGTACCCAATCCATCACGCTCAGCTTCTTTTCCCTGCGCTTCATTTGAGGTTTGCCCCTTTCATGTAGATTTTGACCAGCGCCCATTCATGGGCATCCTTTGGCTTCCCCGCCATTGCATCCAGCGCTTCTTCGGTTCCGCACTGGTCACAAATCGTGATGCCCGGAACCTGACGGGAAAGAGCGTTGCTGTGCAAGCGCATCTTCATGGTCAGCTTCCCGCACCGGGGACACGGGAGCACCTGCGCCATCTCAGCTGCGGCATCCTGCACATCGAGGTATGTAGCAAAGACTTCATCCAGCAGCTTCTTCTCCGCGTAATCCTGAATCATTTGCATCACCTTACGAAACATCCCTTTCTTCCTCCAAAAGGCCAACCATTGCGCTCCACACCTTGTCGGTGTAGGCCGTGCTGCGAGTTCCTGCATTCCAAGCCTTTTCTGCCCCGCTCTTCCCAAGGTTGTACGCCATCATAGTTCGATTGATGTCTCCATCGTACAGGGCAAGATAACTTCCGAGCATATAGCACCCAGCCTTGATGTTCTGTCCGGCATCCAGCAGATCCGTGACTCCCAGCTCATCCTTGAGCCATCCTGCATTGATGCCGTTGATCTGCATCAGACCGTAATCTCCGGTTGAGCTGGTAGCGTTTGCGGTATAACCGCTCTCGACCTGCATGACGGCGTAAGCCAGCTCCAGCGGAACTTCGTACAAGTCGCACATCTCGGCTGTATACTGCTGTAAATCCGCATCCAGCGGCACATGGTATGTAATCGGCTCATAGGGGACCGGGTCTTGCCGGATGCACTCGCCCTGCTCGATATCAGCCCGCACAGGAATCGTCACTATCGGGAGCTGCGCCGCTTCCGGTTGGAAAGCGAACGCCGCGGCGATGCTTCCGATTACCAGCAGTTGCGCCGCCGCTGTTGCCACCAGCGGGATTATTGCCTTTCGCATCATCCTGAACCTCCGTAATACCGAACCGCTCGAACACATACCTCCGGGGCACTCTGCCCGGAAACGTAAGCAGCCCCTTGGCTTCCAGCTCTTTGTTCATCTGCTGGATGAACTGATAGGCTCTGGATTTGCTGCACCCGACGATTTCCTTTACTTCGCTCGCGCCGATGAAGTACGATTCTTTCACGTCCGACGCCCTCCTTTCGAGAAACGCATATTGTTCATGGCCACGTTCAGGTCGTTCATCCGGTCAATGATGTTGTCCCACTCGGCCTGTTCGTCCTCGTCGATTTTTCCGTCTGCGACAATTTCTATCATCGCATCGCGCTTTACGATAAACCTCTGAACCGCCGCCAGAACGCTGAGAACAGCTTCCGGCAGGTCCTTCAGTTCAATCTCCGGCACCACACGCTTGCCCAGCTCTGAGGACAGGCGTAAGTGCTGAACCGCAAGATACGGAGCTTGGTACACATCGCACATGGCACTCGCCACATCGCTGGGCACCGGGCGCTGGCTCTGCTCGTAATCCCGCAGGGAATCGACCGACACGCTCAAAAGCTGCGCGGCCTTCTCCTGCGTAAAACCAGCAGATTTCCGCGCGTTTTTGTAGATATTCTGGCAATCAACCGCCATTTCGCACAACTCTCCTTTCTGGTAAACTTATGATGTAAGAAATCACGCCCGCAGGTTCAGGCAGGACTCAATCGCGGACTTGATGTTCGCGGACGGCACCATCGTGCCGTTGATGACCTGACTGACGTGTGCGCGGGAATACCCGATTTCTTTTGCCAGCTCGGTGACGCTCATATCGTCGCGCTCAACCATCGCTTTTTTGACCGACACGCACCACTCTGGCAGCGGAACTTTCTTCATGTTTTTTCTCCTTCCCAACAAAGATTTATCTAACAAATGTATTGAACACTTGTTTGATTTTTGATAGACTAAAAGGGCCAGTACCCACCATTCAACGCGTTCCCCCGCCTTTAAGCTGTTAAGCAGAAGCTCTTGGGGAGTAATCGCTTTACCTGTGCACCGCCGATTTGCAGTATCGGCGCTGCGCTTTGCAGCGATGCCTGTCATTAGGAGGAATCAACTTGCATGGTTTGTACTGCGTGGTACGTTGAAGCCCCTTTGCAGAGGGGCTTCGGGGAACGCGCTGAATGGAAAGCGCTGACCCTTTCAATCTGACATTTGTTTTGTACAAGTGTATTATAAACCATCACTTTATGATTTTCAATCGTAAAAATCATAACTAGATGGTTTTTGTGAGGATGCACAAAATGACTGAGACCAATTTGTACGATTCTATTGCTCTTGCAGACAGAATCAAACTTCAGTGCAAAAGCAGGAACGTTCAGATAAAGGACGTGATGGACAGCGCCAACCTAAGCAATGGCACCCTGTACAACCTTCGCTCCGGAAAAATGCTCAAGGCGGATAGCCTTGCCAGAATTGCCGATGCCCTCGACTGCTCCATGGACTTCCTCATGGGGCGCACTGTTGACCCCGCCGTGAAACGGATGAATCTGACAGATGATGAACGCCAAAAGGTTACAGATTATCTTCAGTTCATTCTGAGTCAGCGGAAATAGTTCTCAGAGCTGCTCAGATGGCTCTATTTTGCGTTTTTGATTCTTCCGCAAGGAATTTGCCGTTTGATGCAAAATGCAGCTCAAATCGCCTCTTTGAGCGATTGTGTTCATTCGTCGATTACGAAGTGTGCGCCCTCGGTGATAAGCACCGTGCCGCGATGCTCGTCATTGACGATGGTGTTCCGTTTGCCGATGTACTCTGCCGGAAGCTCCCCACTCTTCACCCGCTCAAGGTTGAACGGCGTCGGCTCCCAGCGGCCCTTGTAGGCCTCCGGGATCTTGCCCCACTCCGCTTTTGTGTAGTGGCGCATCAGGTCTGCCCCCATTCTTCTCCGCTCAGCAGCTTCCAACCGTAAGCATCGCAGAACCACCAGCCGGAGGATTCCCCATCGGCGAGGTAAATGATGTCCGACACGCTCAAGCTGTGGCCCTCGAAGCCTGCGGGCCTGTCGATGTTAAACTTGCGGAACAAGCCATCAAGCGTCTGCTGTGCATCCTTTCGGGTTTCCACATTACCCTCGTACACCAGACGGTAGTTCTCCCGATGGATGCCGCCCAGCGCTGCGGCCTGATCGGACGCCATGAATCGCAGTTTTACCTGCTCCATGGTGTCCTCTTTCAGCTGGTAGATCTCATACTTCATGTGAATCTTCCTTTCCTTGGTTTGCGGTGTTGGTTCCCGCGACCATCTTCGTGATGCCACGAAAATGGTTTCGGCCGATACCGGCGGCCATCATCAGGCGGGTTATTCTTTCCAGTTGCGGCCTGCACCAATCGATGCATCCCGGATGGAGAGGATTTTGTTCTTTCCTGTGCGAGTGCTGCGGAACTCCTGCATCGCTTCCCGAAAGGCATCGTCCTCAGCCAGTTCCCACGACTCAAAGTGGTAATACCGAATCTCGCCATCCTCGGCCTGATATTTAATTTCAATGTTCACGGCTCAAGCCTCCTCGATCTCCACGCACTTGATGCTGTTGCGAAGGTACTTTCGCCCCCGGAGTGCTTCGCAAGCGGCGCACAGGTCATCGACCTTGCACCGCAAGAGGATATCCTCAATCTCACTGCTCCCCTGCCGGTTATCGTATGCAGCCTTAACGGCCGCTGCTCGGTCATCATCCATCAGGACGGTCATGCAGGCCTTTCCTTCCTCACCCTTCATGCGGATGTTGTAGGTAAAAATGGCGTACTTCATGGTTTAGGCTCCTTTCTCACAGCTTGCGCAGGTTTGCATACTGGCGAAACAGGTCTTGGACGTATGCCCGGTGGATGGTTGAGCAAAACCACATCTCCGCATCCCGACCCGCCCGGACGGGCGGCACCCAGCTGGCCATCTCCACCACATCCGCATCGTAATCCTGCGGTGCGTGCTTGATTGTAGCCGCCAGCACCCGGATCACCCGGGCGATGCCGTACTTCGGCACCATCTCCTTCACGTTCAGGCGGTTCATCTCGCTGGCAAGCTGTTCCAGCTTGTCGCGTTCCTCGAACCACTTCGCCCGGTCTTCTGCCGGAATAGTGGTCAGCTGCTTCATAAGCTCTTTGTCGAACATCATTCAGTACTCCTCAACGACCCAGCCGGCACAATAGCCGGGGTTGCGAAGCCTTGCTTTCTTCAAGGCTTCATCGAACGACCGGGCGCGAACCCGGATGGGTGGCAGGTTCCCGCCTACCATCTCCCATGTGTCCATCGGTGCTACAAACTTCATCGTGTGGCCCTCCCTCAGTTCCGGCTATCCCGCCGGATGCTCAAAATCTGGTCGTTGTCTCCGAAGCTCCGTTCCTGCAGGTTCTCGATGTCGTAAATCAGAAATGCAAGGATCAGAGCTTCCCGTGTGCAGTGCTTCCGCTCCCGGAACGTGTACGGCGTCTTGGCCTTTAACAGCCGCTCCGCTACATCGTCCACAATGTCCAGCGTGGTGCTGTAGGTCTGCGGAGCCGCTGGACCGCGGCCATGCGATGTGTACTCAACAAGAAGTCTCATTCGTCCTCGTCCTCCTCTCCCTCGGTAACGCTGTCCATCTGGACGCTCCCGTAGGTGTAGCCGTTGTCGTTGCGAATGTAGACGGGCTGGTCTTCGTCGTACTGGCTCAGGATGTCAATCAACTCCCCCACCGTCATGGTGTCGTGGCACTGGCTGGGAGAGTACCCATCCCGGCGGCTGTCAATGTAAACATTCGTCATGGCTCAAACCTCCTTCCGAACATCCAGCAGCTCCATGCTGCCGTAAACGCAGTGCTCGGTGATCTCACGCGCTCTCTTGCGAGCGGATGCAATGGACACAGCCGTAATCTTGCGGGTGGTCTCATAACCGCCGCTCTTGAACTGGGGGTTGTGGCGGAAATAGGTTGCGATGTAAGACTTCATGTTCATAACTCAGACCTCCTTGACTTCAACCGTCTTGATGCTGCCGCTGGCGTACTTCCGACCACGGATGCACTCGCAAGCATTGCACAGGCGCTCTGTCTGATCTTTGAGAATGAGCACCTTGGTCTTGGGGAGCTTTGCCGGGGCGTTGAATGCTGCATCGAGCATTTCTGCCCGCTCGTCATCGACCATGACGGTCATGCAGGCTTCGCCCTGCTCACCATCCATCCAGCCATCATAGGTAAAAGTGATGTTTTTCATGATGTTGTCCTTTCTATCCAACAAGTGTTTCATTCATTTGTTGGATATATTATAATCCTGAGTTCTTTGGATTTCAACGCAAAAAATCAAAAGTTCTTTGGATTCTATCTTTTGCACAGATTGGAGGTGATTTCATTGTTCACTTCTTCCCAAGTTGCTGAACGTATCAAAAAAACTGCTCATGACCAAGGATTTCTCGTCAAAGACATCCTTGTGACCTGCCAGTTGAACAAGAACACCCTGTCGTCGATGAAATCTGGCGGCTACTTTCCCCGGATAGAGGCTATTGTTGCGATTGCAGAGCGTCTGGGCTGTTCCGTTGACTACCTGCTTGGCCGCACCGACGACCCCATTCTTCATCAGTTGGATTCGTCGTCGGCTATATAACGCGCGCCCGCGCGTGATGAAGACGATAGTCTTCATACATAATCATTAACATTAACATTTACATTTACATTAACAGCTTGTTTTGTTTGTTTTGCTTATCAAATCAAGCATTTGGTTGTTTTGCTTGTTTTCGCATGCTTCTCGAAAAAAAGCGGGGCCATTAAGCCCCGCCAGAAACCACCTTGGAAATGACCAGCCGCCCTGCGAAGTACTTAAACTTCTCCGGCGAATGGAATAGCTTCTCAAAATATGCTGCATCCTCTTCCCGCAGATCCGTGAAGTCCTCTTCATCGACTCCAACCACGAGGAATGTGCCAACAATGACGTCGTAAGGCTTGCCGCCCCTGTACAGGGCTCGGTTTGGCTTGAGGCCCATGCACTTGCCCTCCTCGTTGCAGATCAGGCCCACCGGGCGGTGCTGGTCCGGGTAAAGCACCTGAATGTAGCCACCCACAGCGTCTTGCAGGGCTTCAAGTTCGTTGCCAATGTCAATGCGTTCCGGGGCCTTTCCCGGCTCAATTTTTAATGCTTTCATGGCTTAAATCTCCTTTCCTGCCGACAGCGGCTTGCCATTCCATGCAACGCAGAACGGGTACGTATCCGTCTCTGTGCTGCGGAGCCAGCCGTCCTGCACGGCCATCATCGCTTCTACCCGGTACGCTTGCCGGGTGTGACTCCCCTTGATGTTCTTGTACAGCGCCCCGCCGTGAGACTTCTTGAAAGCCTTGGCTTCCTCTTCGGTTCTGAAAAACTTGTTACAATACATAGTCAAACCTCCTTGTTGTTGAGCTGATATGCTTTGCCGCGATAATTGATGATGTGCCGATGGTCAGGCGTGCGGAACACTTCAATGCGCTTCTTGTCCACGTTCTTGATGCCAAGTTTCCGGCGAATGAACCGCACAGCAATTTTGATGGTTTCAGCGTTGGTCATGTCCTTAGCCTTGCGATTCGGCCTCTGCGCATAGCGGCTCATACGGACTTTGCTGACCGCTTCGGCGTCCGCTTCCGTCCCATAGAACTTGTCGGGATCTCCGTAGCCGCTCACCTCGTAGAACCGCTGGCTGCTGACTTGTTCCAAGCGTCCGTTCCAAATTGTGTTGACGCAATAGGCCACATCCGGCCGAATGCCCTCTTTCTCGGCCACGCGGCCAACGAACAGCTCGACGCCCTGCTTATCCCACTCCTTGGAAAAAGTGCGGGCCACAATGCGGATGATTTCAGTTCCGTTGGTCAAATCGACCTTGGCCAGTTCACCCTGACTCCCATTCATGCTTGCAGTGTTGAAGCGATACCCCTGCGCCAAATACTTGTTCACCTCTGTCGTGAACATCTTGTTGATGTCTGAATACTTCATGGCCATTCCCCTTATCTAACAATCGTATAACCAGCGTACTTGAAGTTGTTCACGAGCTCCGCCGCCTTTGCCAGATGCTCAGCGAGTTCTGCGGCCCGCGCTGCATCCATTGTTGCCCAGTCCATCGAAATGGTGATTTTAACTTTTTCGCCAAACACCAAGCGGATTTCAATGGCTTCATCCAGCTCTGCAACTTGCCCTGTCAGCTCCCGCATTGCTTTGCTGAGCACTTTGTACGTTACCATTTTCATATTTTTTCGACCTCCGTTGTTGCTCATGCAGTCCAACAAATGTTTGACTGTGATTATATAATAATCCAACACCTGTTAGACGACAAGACCGCAAATCTAACAAGTGTTGGATTTCAGCGTATTACACAAGATTTCAGAAAGAAAGCTGGTAAAAAGGATGACGATTACTGTCCAACGCATTGTCGATTTGATGGAACATTACGGTTCATCGGGCGCTTTTATGTCGCGCCTGTGCGGGAAAAGCAGAACCCTTGTTGCGAGCTGGCAAGCGGGAAAATCTGTTCCTACCGCTTCGGACATCGCCACTATTGCCGCCCGCTATGGCGTGTCTGAAGCCTATCTCCGGGGGGAGGTGGATTTCCCGGAGTCGAATCTTTCCGCTTTGCAGAGGCGGCTCATGGACTCCACGCACGATCTGACGGATGATGAAATGCGCAAGGTAATAGAGTACGTCCGCTTCGTCAAATTCCTGCGCGAATAACAAAAGGACAGGCTCCCAAAGAGGGCCTGTCCGCGCCATCGGTGCTCGTTACTGCTGTTTCAGCGTTTCGATGTACTCAAGCACCCGCTTGACCTGTTCCGGGGTTAAATCCTTGATTTCTTCCCGAAGAACATCATCAAGCACATTTCCATGTCTGGAGCGCTCATCCGATGCAGGCATCTTCTCACTCCTTCCCGGCGCAAGCACGCCATTGGAAAGAGTAAGACAGCTTACAAGCAGATTCCAGTCATCTACCGAAATCCGTGAATAAATAACAGAAAGGGTTGTGAGGTTATGGGATTCAGATACAGAAAAAGTATTCGTCTTGGCGGCGGCTTCCGCATCAATATTTCAGGAAGCGGAATTGGGTATTCATGGGGCGTTCCGGGATACCGAATCACCAAAACGGCCAACGGAAAAATCAGACAAACAGCGTCCATCCCCGGAACCGGATTGAGTTACTCGACAGAGGAATCCCTGCATAAATCTGCACGACGAAACACAGCAAAAGAATCCCCTTATATTGATACCGAAGTTATTCAGTCTGTTGACCGTGAGAACTATAAAGATTCTGATTTCAAGGCCCTTATGAAGAAGATTCGTCGAACACGTTTTCTCAATAAAGCCTCTCTCATAATTGGCTCCATTGGTTTACTCGCCTTTATTGTTCTTCACACTCCCCAACGGCTCTTCCTTACCATTTTTTCTTTTGCCGTATTTTTCTATGTTCATTACGTCGCACCTGTAAAGTTGGAATATGATTTCACCGACGAACAGCGCGCGGCCTATGAAGAATGGTACACTGCATGGCGAAAATTATTTGCTTGCGATACCGTTTACTATGTGCCTGAAACATATACCAATAGTAACGCAAGAGAGCATGGCGGCGCAGAGAAAACCATTTCTGAGGAAAAGGTACTCGGAATGCCTAATCTTCCCTACTATCTTCGGACAAATGTTCCCGTATTCTCCGTGGCATTAAATCAGCGAGAATCGTTCTATATTTTTCCTGACAAGATATTCTATATTCACAACAAAAATATTAGTGCCTACGATATTGCTGAAGTGTCATTTGAAGCTGATTCTACTAACTATGTCACCGATGAAGCGCATCTGCCTGCGGATAGTAAAGTAGTCGGCAACACATGGCTCAATGTAAATTCTGATGGCTCTCCAGACAGGCGCTATAAACACAATATGCCTTGTCTTATTTGTGAATTTGGAAAGTTGCGAATTAGTTCCGATACCGGGTTGGATGTTCTTTTCTTGCTCAGCAATGCAGACAATGTTGAGCAATTCAAATCTATTCTCCCCCAATAAAAAAAGACCCCGGCCATTATAAAAATGGTCGGGGATTTCTAAACACGTCAGGAGGTATATTCTAATGCCCAGCTATAAAGACGAAAAAACAGGCACATGGTACTGCCAGTTTCGCTACGCTGATTTCACCGGGAAACGAAAGCAGAAGCGTAAGCGCGGCTTCAAAACCAAACGTGAAGCGCAAGAGTGGGAGCGCGAATTCCATTTGCAAAAAGCCAAGAGCTGTGACATGACTCTTGCCAGCTTTGTGGAGCTGTACTTCAATGACCGGGAGCACCATGTCCGCGACACCACAATGGACACCAAGCGAAATGTTTTTGACACCAAAATCGTTCCGCTTCTCGGAAACCGGAAAATGAATGAGATCACCGCTCTTGATATTCGAGATTGGCAACAGCGAGTAAAAGAGATGGGCGAAGCCACTGGCCTCCCATATTCGGAAACATATCTCTACACCATCCACGCACAGTTGACCGCCCTCTTTAATTATGCCAAGACATTCTACGGCCTGCGTTTCAATCCGTGCGATGCTGCTGGCTACATGGGTTCCTCTGTCGCCGGAGAAATGCTTATCATCACGAAAGACCAGTACGAGCTTTTGCGGAAAGAATTCCGCAACGAGGCCTATCTTCTGGCATTTGATATTCTGTTCTGGACGGGATGCCGCGAGGGCGAGATGCTGGCGCTGTTGCCCAAAGACCTGACCGATGATGACCAGTTGCGCATCTACAAGACCTACCACAGAAAAAAGGGGCAGGACATCTTCGGCCCCACTAAGAACAGCAAGAAAGGCGGAAACCGCAATGTGCCTATTCCGCATTGGTTGGCCGAAGAGTTCCGCACCTACTGTTCCCGGCTCTACGGGCTGACCCCGGACGACCGCGTATTCTACATGACGTGCACAGCGCTCAACAAGGAACTGACCCGCTGCACCCAGCTAACCTATCTGCCAGACATTCGCGTCCATGATCTTCGGCACAGCCACGTTTCTCTCTGTATCGAACTTGGGTACTCTATTGTTCTGGTAGCCAAGCGAATCGGCGATACTGTTCCCGTCGTCATGCGGACCTATGCCCATTTGTACCCTAACAAGCAGCAGGAGCTTGTGTCGAAGCTGGAGGCCATCGGCTCCCCCACTTCTAACAACGATGACTCTGATTTGATGTCACTCGGCTAGGCCGAAAACAGGTGATGTCACGGCCCGTTTTGTGATGTCACGATGTCAAAAAGCCCCGGAAAGTTTCGATTTCTCGTTACTTTCCGGGGCTTTCAAATTATTCTTCGATAATAAACCGTACTACCATTTCCCGGCGCGTCCAGCAGGTGCTTTTTGCCGCAGGTGATGTCAAAGTGATGTCATTCTTCCGAAATTCATCATTTTTCAGTCGTAGACACGTTTTATTTTCTCGTATTCCATTATTCGAGCTCGGTAAGTTTATTTCTTTACTAAGCAAATTTGTTTAGTAAGTCTATTCTTGGATGTTCACTTTTCCATGAGATTGCTGTGCTAGATGTGGCTTGCTGATTTTCTAGTATCAGAATAGTATCACACGGAGCAATAACCTCTGACTGCATTATAGCGTGTTTCAGCTCTTGATGCAACTACCTATTATGCGTCCCACTTTACCTGAATATTCGTCTCAAACTTTGCAATGTTCTGCGCAAATGCAAAGGTTCACCTTCGAGAGCTGAATTTTCTTTGAAGGAAGGATTTTTCAAGTTTAGCAATATTACAATTCGTGTACGACCTCCTGATCTAGAACGAGCTTACGTTCTTTCCAGTCGGGCATATAGTTGGAGAGAAAGGCATAGAACTGCTTGCTGTGGTTCGGATATAGAAAATGCACCAGTTCATGCAGGACCACATAATCAATATAGGGCGTTCTGGCCTTGATCAGATAGAAGTTAAAGGTTATCACATGTCGTGCAATGCTGCAACTTCCCCACAGTGTCTTCATCTTCCGGATCGATAATTCAGGCATTGCAACACCATATTTTTCTACGATGGGATACCAAACATGCACACGTTCCTGCAGGATCTCTTTCGCCTGCCTGCGCCACCACGCCTCAAACAGCTGCTTTACATGCGCCTGATCCTCGGGTGACTTACAGCAGATACGAATCTTCTTTCCCTCTGCATATACACATTCCTTTTCGCACTGTGACAATGCAAAGATCATATCTTCGCCCAGCATCCGGATAGAGTATCCGTTCCGAATCTCTTTGGTTGCGGCATAGCCGACAGTTTTTTGGAAAGATTGCAATTTCGACTCGATCCAGTCGCTCTTTTCCATAAGGAACGATTCCGCCCATGCGTCGGGGGCGGATTGCGGCAGCGATAGCACAATTTTCTGATTCGGATAGACCTTCAGGCGGCAGGTCTTCATTTTTTTTCGATCAAGGTTGACCGTCACTGCACTTCCGAATGTTGGCAGTGTTATGCAGATGGTTTCCATTGTCAATAGCCTTTCTTTGCAATCATCATGATCTCGTCAATGATGATGTCGATTGTATCCAAGGGCCAGTCCAGCTTTTGATCTTCCATGTAGTCAAACAGCAAATCGTCCAATGCCTTTTTCATGTTCCTGTGGACGATCACATTGTCCCGCCAGTCGCGTTTCGCATGGCCCACAATGATTGCTTTGATGTCCAGCGCCAGCTTACCCAACGATTCGGAGGGCTCTGCCTCCTGCCCGTCCAGAGATTTTTTGATTCCGGCACACACTGCACCGTAAAACGATTTTGCATCACCATCATCCACGATGTTTTCCGGGTATTCCACCGAGCTGCGGCCAGTCCGGTAATCCTCAGCCATTTTTTCCATCGCTGATAGGTATTTTTCACCGTTCCTTTCCTCCTGATAATCCTGAAGCGTCTTGTTAATCCGCTCCATAAAGGTCATATAGCGAATGGGGTCCACATATCTCTGGCTCTCCAGGACCTCGACCTGACGGGTCTGGATGGCTTCGGCTTTTGCTTCGTCAGATCCAAGTCTGGCCAGCTGTTCCTGCATTTTTTCCTTATTGGTAATATCCAGCGGCTCAATCAGGGTCTTTGCATCTTCCGCATGGACATAGGTGTTGAGCAGTTGACGAATGCCGTCTTCATATCTTGAAAAATCCACACTGTCATTGAAACGGAGCGTCACGCTGTCTTTCAGTTTTTTGAAGAACAGGTAATCTTTGCGATACATTTCAGCTCGCTCAAAACCGACCTGTTCAAACAGCTCATAGCTGGAATACAAAAAGTCCACCATCTTGGCAAAAGCAGACAGCTTTTCGTAAAAATCTCTACGGAGATCATACTCCCGTAGCCGTTCCTGCCAGACATTCGCACTGGTTTCGTTCCGGTCAATCCCGTCAAAGATGTCCCACAGTTCCTGATACAGTGCTTCAAGTTTCGTCTTTTCGTCGTTGATCGTTGCAATGGCCGATTGGATCTCTGTGCGGTCGAACAGGTTCATGCCGGACTGCTCGTCACTATAAAGATCCAGTGCTGAGTTCAGTTTTTTGAAAATGCCGATGTAATCCACGACCAGACCAAAATCCTTGTCCGTATAAACGCGATTGACACGTGCAATGGCCTGCAAAAGGGTATGGTCCTGCAATTTTTTATCCACATACAGCACAGCGGCAATGGGAGCATCAAATCCGGTAAGGAGTTTGTCCTTTACAATCAGCAGATCCACGTCTCCGTCTGGGTCTGTGAAGCGTCCTGTCACCGAATCTTCATAGGCATCATAATTATTTTTGAAAAGTGGATCGACCTCTTTGCGAAAGAACTCTGCAATGGTCTTCAAAGACTGCGGCGTATTAGTTTCATCATCGCCTTCTTTTGCAGAATTGGGTGTAATAACTACCGCCGGCGTGATTCCTCCAAGACCCCGGAGTTTGTAGAACAGCTGAACCGCCTCTGCGCGAGATGAGCATGTCAGCATCGCTTTGAATCCCTTGGGCCGCACATAATGGACAAAATGCTCGTGCAGATCGAACGCGATCATGTTCAGGCGCTGTTCTGTCTGTGCCAGCGTAACAAAACGGCTGTATTTGACTTCCAGATCCTTCCGGGCATCTTCGGTCAGCCCCACCGTGATGTGCTTCAGATGTTCATTGATCTGCTGGCTTGTGACCTCTTGCGGAATCACACGACCTTCGTACACGATGGGCACTGTGACTTTATCATCGATAGCATCCTGCAGGGTGTATTTGTCAATCAGGGGGCCAAACTTGGCATAGGTGTCCTTTGCCGGAACAATCTTCCGACTCGTATCCTTCGGCTGCTTCTGGATCAGTGGTGTGCCAGTAAAGGCAATCTTGACAGCATTCGGGAGCACCTTGTTCATGTAGAGATTAAGTTTTCCATACTGCGTTCTGTGTCCCTCATCGATGAACAGAAACAGATTCTTGCTATCATTGCAGTATTCCTGCTTGACTGCTGCTTCAAACTTGTTCACCAGTGCTGTAATGACCGTATTGCTGTTGTCCTGCAAAAGTTCGATCAGCCCCTTGCCGGTTTTGGCTCGGTGGGGACTCATCTGGGTATGGATAAAGTTATCTCGGATCTGCTTATCCAGATTGACACGGTCCGTAACCATGATAAAGCGCGGTTCCCGGATCTGGCTTTCGGGCTTCATGCTCTCCCGGGTGATCATCTTTGTCAACATAATCATCGTGATCGTTTTGCCGCTGCCCTGCGTATGCCAGACAACACCGTTTCTGGTGTGCGCATTGTCTCTCAGCAAAATGCGATCCATGCACTTTTTAACCGCAAAATACTGCTTATATCTACAGATCTTTTTCACATTGTTATCGTAGATGATAAAGTTGCGGATCAGGTCCAGCAGCCGCTCCGGATGCAGCAACGATACCAGCGCACGGTCCTGTTCCCGGATCTGTCCATCCGGTGAACATTTTCTGCACCAGTCATTCAGCCAATCCTTGTTATCCTCATGCCAGGACACAAAATATTTTGCCGGTGTACCGCAGGTGCCATACAACACCTTATCCGGGTTCATTGCCATAACAAGCTGTGCATAGCGGAACAGATGCGGGATATAGTCCTCGCCCCAGTTCCGGATATTCTGCATCACGCCTTCCATAACATCCACGCTGGATTTTTTACATTCGATTACGACCAGCGGGATGCCGTTTACCAGCACAACAAGATCCGGACGGGCAAATCTCCCGTTCGGACGTTCTACCTCGAACTCGTCGGTCACCTGAAACGTATTGTTCTCCGGGTGTTCAAAGTCGATATAGCGGATATCAAACGACTGCCGGGTACCATCCGGGAGTTCTTCCTCCATGCTCTTGCCGGAGCAGATCAGCTCGTAGATTTCCTTATTTGCGGCATAAAGCCCTGCTGCGCTGTGCTGATCCACCGCTTGCATCGCTCTGGCAATGGCTCCCCCAGAAAAGTACCTTGTCTCACTGCCAAACTGATAGGTCTGTCCGCTCAGAAACGTCTGCAGTTCTTCCGTAAACAGCACTGCTTTCCGGGAGCCGCGCTTCCGTTCCGCCTCGCTGCGGGGCACAATGGTATAGCCCAATCGTTCAATTACTTTCAGCGCCCGATCCTGTGACTCAGGGCGTTCGTTAAAAATCGTGTGGTCCGGCATATCATTTTCCTCTGTCCTGCTGCCTGCAGGAAACTCCGCTAGCTGTTTTTGTTGTTATCCTTGTACCCGGACAATCCCTGTCAGCAGCAGTTTTGCCAATGTTTTTTTGTAGGTTTTCGTCTCCTCCAGCTCACGTTGATGAAGGGTGATAAGGTGGTCGAGATTGGAAAAATAAGTGCTAATAGCTGAACGTTCGTCGCTATCCACCGGCATCATAATATCTTGCGTTTTTAATTCACTTGCCTTTACCAGTGGTTGACCTGTTCCAAATGAAAGACGTTTAATATCAAAATGCAGTAACGCATAATAAATAAAGTCTAATTGCTCACCCTTGATAAATACAGTATTATCGCTAATTTTGACTTTCCCGGAGTGTCGATAAAGTTCACCGGCATTAGCACCAACACGAGCTGTCAGCAGGAAATCGCCTTCATAATCATATGAATCATCATAACCAATCACTGATGTTGATCCAAGGATCTCATACACTCCCGACTTTTGTGGAGTGAATTTACTTTTGCCAGTATCAATAGATGTGACTTCATCTATCAACTTCCGCTGTTCCCAAGCGCCAGTAAATCCCGGAAAGCGAATTTCCGGCGTATCGCAGCCTTTTGCAGGGAACATTTTCCGCAGGAATTCTTTTTTCAGTTGTTTCAGCTCATCGAGTTTCTGCTCTTTCACCTCGATCACACGGTCGCATTGTATAAGAATTTCCGCAATGCGTTCCTGTTCAGCCAAAGGGGGGTAAGGAACTTCACAACTATAGAAGTCTTTTCCCTTCAAATTTAATAGGCCATTATCTCGGACACCGCGATTGATTTTGGAATACAATTGTCTATTCAAAAAGCCGCTGAGAAACAGCTGCTCATAATAATCCGGATTTCCAACAGACACTCGGAAGTTTTCAAATACATTTGGCACTGCCGCCTCTGTTCGATTATTCAGGCGGTAAATACAGCCCTGGGGGTATATGTTAGAATTTCCTTTATTGTATGAAAAATCTCCTTTGTGTAAAACAATATATTTTTCATATTGCTTTCCCGATAATTCTCTTCCAAATTTTTCCGCCTGATTGACAAATCCTATTCCTGCTGAAATGCTGATGGTTTCGATTTTTCTGGTTCCAACCGTTTCAGAAATTTCTTCCACGATGGAACTCAACGGGCAGGTATTCCATTCACTTGGCAAAACAACTGCATTGGTATGATGTTTTTTCGGCAACGCAGGCATTGCTGTGTAAATCATATTGGTCATCGTGTGACCTCCTTACTCTTTGCGTTGTTACAGGCCCAGCTCTTTCAGGTACACATCCATCTTTGCTTCTGCCTCGGCAATCTCCTGTTTCAGGCGGGCGATATTTGCCTGTACAGCAGCGATATCCACGACCTCTTCCTCTTCAAAGGTGTCCACATAGCGCGGGATGTTCAGGTTGTATTCGTTTTTCTGAATTTCCTCCCGCGTTGCCACATGCACAAATCCGGGCTGCTCTGTACGGCTGTGATAAGCGTCTACAATAGCGTCGATATGCTCCTGCCCCAGTTCATTCTGGTTCGTTGCCTTGATATAACGCGGGTTGCCTGCCTCATCCGTTTTGCTGGCATCAATGAACAGGACATCCGTGGTAGGACGGTTCTTTTTGAACACAAGGATGCACGCCGGGATGGACGTACCATAGAACAAGTTCTCCGGGAGGCCGATCACAGTATCCAGCAGATTTTCTTCTACCACCCGCTGGCGGATTCTGCCCTCTGCCGCGCCACGGAACAGTACGCCATGCGGTGCGACCGCCGCGATCCGGCCGTTTACGGACAGGCTGGCGATCATGTGGAGCAGGAATGCCCAGTCGCCCTTACTTGCAGGCGGCACGCCCCAGTCAAACCGATGGAATTTGTCCAGTGATGCCTCCATCTTGAACTCTTTTTTACCCTTTCCAGAGGATTCGCCGCCGGGGTTGAAGCCGGATGCCCATTTGTCCTTAGAGAACGGCATATTGGCAACGATAGCGTCGAACAGCAGCAGATTTCCGTCTGCATCCAGAAACACCGGATTAGCAAGGGTGTCGCCCCAGCCGATCTTCGCATCCCGAATTTCGTGGATGTACATATTCATCTTTGCCATGGCGACTGAAGAACCGTTGACCTCCTGCCCATAGATAGATACTTCCTTGCTGTTCTGCTTTTTTGCGGCTTTGATCAGCAGGGAGCCAGATCCGCAGGTAGGGTCGTAGACACGTTCCCCGGGCTGCACGTCCACGATGCGTGCCATGATCTCAGAAACTGCCGCAGGAGTATAGAAAGACCCTGCCTTCTTGCCCGCCATGCTTGCAAACTGGCCAATCATATACTCATACGCATCGCCGATCACATCTGCAGGCACCTGCCCTTCCTTGACTTCGATCGCAGACGGCCGAAGATCCAGAGGTTCAAAATCCTCCAGCAGATCCCGGAGGATGGCATTTTTATGTTCCCGGGTACCAAGCGCATTTTCACTGTTGTAATCTACTGCGCTCAGCACACCGGCAAGCTGCTGATTGTTATCCGCCTCGATCTGCCGCATCGCCGCATTCATCAGCTGCCCGATATTGTCAGCAAAGCGCTGCTGATACAGATCATAGAATGAGCACCCCTCTGCGACCATGAACGGCAGATATTTTTTCTGGCGTTCCAGACGGATACCGGAGTATTGTTTGCTCAGTTCTTCCACTGCGTCGGTATACGAATCGCTCAGGTATTTGACAAACATCACCGGCAGAACGTAATCCTTATAGTTTGCGGCGTCAATGGTATCCCGCAGCGTGTCTGCGCCGCGCATCAAAGCGCTTTCAATATCTTTTTTCGTCGTCATCTCAACGTTCCTCCCATGATCTTCCTGATTGCAATTTCAGTCAGCTGCCGTTCCTGCTCCATCAGTTTCAGGTACATTCGCTCCTTTTTGCGGCAAAGCGTATCCATCTCAACGACCCGCCTCTGCGTCTCCTTATCAGGAACTTCAATCCGCAGTTCCATAATGGTACCAAGTTTTACCACTCGTTGGGTAGTTCCGCTCTCGATTCTCCGAATTTTCTCCTGAATTTCTTTTTGTGAAAGTGAGATCTTTAAAAATTCTGGCAACAGAATTGTGCAGTCCTTCACCTTCAGGATGGCAAGCTGCGATGGAACAAGCAGCTTTTCCTGCCCTTTTTCAATCACTACGGGGCACAGCGGTGAAAAGAGTCGTATCACAACATCTCCAGGGGACGCAAACCAAGCATGGCTCAGTGTCTCACTGGCGCAAAAGTCCTCCAGAGCGCTGCTGTCGATTTCTCCATCCTCTGTCAATGCACGGAGCGTCAGCCTTTTGTACGGGCAGCCACCGTTTCCGGAAGCCTTAGTTTCCTTCCTGCTCAGTACCAGACCGCCCTGGGCTTTTACAAGTTCCGAGATCTGCATCATCATACCTTAACATTTCCCTCCTCGCAAAAAATGGCCCGCCCGTATACGGGGCGGGCCATTCCTGCCGTCAAGAGTGGTGACTTTCCGGGCAGCAGAAGCAACAACCGTCTACCTGACGATAATACTTCCGGGCAGCATTAACAGCCTCCCGCGAGGTACTGAAACAGCCTAAGTAGACCCTGTTCTCCGCACTCGGCAACCAACTACAGTCCGAGCGGTGAACCTCATGGTCACCGTTCGGCTGAGCGTTGCTGTTCACATAAAAATACATGGACATGCACTCGTCCTCCTTCTTTGAGATAGTACAAGCCCACGTTGACAAAAGCCCAGAAATCTGGTATCATAACAATGCGTCTATTATGATCGTACGTGGGAAGTCCTCAGATACAGCTGGAACTGTCATCTGGGGGCTTTCTTCTTGTCCGCTCATATAATACCATACCAGCCCCAGGCCTGTCAAGGCTTTTTGGAAAAGTTCTTTCGCAATATTAAAATATGACATCAAAATTAAATGTGCCAAGGTGCTACTCCACCCAATGTTACTCTGACAGGCCCGTTCCGACATCTGATTGGCACGAGCCTGTTTGGTGCAATGGCACACTTCGTTTATTGTGTGACTTTGAGTGTGCAGGAAATTGCCGTCAAAGCGATATCATACCCTGTCGATAAAAACTCAATCTCAGCGAGCCACCAAGCGCTCCACCAACGTGTGATCACATTCAAACAGATAGAGCAGCCGTTGTGCAGCACCAGACGGTGCATTTTTTCCGGCCTCCCACGACTCAACTGTTCTCGGAGAAACACCAAGCGCCGTTGCAAGTCCTCTCTGGGAAAGTTTTAGTTCCTTGCGCGTCCGGGCCACATCATCTGCCTTATATGCAGGAATCGGAGTTTCCCGCACCACTGTACGGCAACGGCTTTTATCGCCCTTTGTGTAGTCAACGGCCTGCTCAAGACTTTCCTTCAAAGCGTCAAAGTAATCGAAGTTTTCCATAAGTCAAGCCTCCTTTATGGTTTCAATCAAATTACGAATAATTTTCTTCTGTGCAGGGTTCATGTCCGCCTGCACATTTTTGGGATAAGCAAGGAGCAAGAAAATTTGCTCCTTCACCACAACATCCACATATATCACGCGCCCACCGCCAGACTTTCCTCGTCCGGTCAATGGAATCCGGATTTTACGTGCTCCTGCCAAGTCAGGAATCACATCTCCAGCATCCGGGTTTTCGAGCAGAACATTCTGAAGTTCCCGCAATTCTTCATCGCCAAGCCCCATATGTTCCCATGACTTTTCAAATCCGGCGGTCATTACAAATAGTCTTTTCACCTGCGATTCCCCTCTCCTACCTTTATTATATACTATTCAATCGTAGTTATCAACACTTTCTTAAAACGATACGTGCAAAAAAGACCAAACTGCCCGAAAATCTGTATCATTACACCAGCCTCATCAAGTATCGGATGATTCTTGCAACTGGGAAACTGCTTCTGACACCTTCCAATCTGAAATATGACAACGCCACACTCCATGACGAACCACTCTTTTTTAATGGGCAGAAAATTGGTTATAAATCCGTTGACAAATATGAAAACTATCACCCTGTCGTCTGGCTGACTGCCAATGACCATGCTGGTGCCAAAAATACCGGCCTGTCCAACGACAAAATCATGTGCCGCATTACCATCAGGACCAATGGTAAAATCTGGCGGTATCTGCCTTGGCGCACTTTCTGCGACAAGTACAACGCTGACCGCAGCGTTGCCTCAACCCTCAAACAAACCGCTAATGACTACCTGAACTGGTATGTCTGTGAATCTGAGATTCCAGTTGCGGACTTTGCCCCGGAACTTTTTGAGTAAAATATCACTTATATGTACAGACCCCCGCCAACATCCGCTGGCGGGGGTCTGCTATCCTATCTTACAGTTCTACGCTGTTCTTACGATTCTCTTGCTGGTCTTGCTTTGCTGTCTGCTCCTGCTCCCTCATAAGTCCAATGGCCTGATTCATCTTTTTCGCACCGAAGTAGTTCCACACTCTTTCAAAGTCACGTTTTATCGCATAAAGCCGTTCAATCTCTGCTTCGGCCTGTTCCAGACGCTCTTTCAGATTCCGGATCGCATCCTTTTCACTGCGGTAGAAGCTCTGATACTTGTCACGGTCATGCTTCATCTCCCAATACTTCCGATGCAGCGAGAAGATCACCTGCACCAGCTTTTTGATGAGCGGCACGGCTTTCTTTTCTCGGTAGCTCTTGGCCGTTTCAAAGGTACCTGCCTCCGGCACCCATTCCTCTGGCCGCTGGGAATACTGTGCTGACAGGTTTTCCAGCCCATCCATAATGGGAGCCAGCTTGTTCAGCTTCTGGCTCTGCTTCTGGTAGGTCAGCTCTGCTTTCTGTACCCGCTGTTCAGCGGCTTCTACGGCTGTCTGCGCTGTTTCCAGTTGCTCCTGCATCTCGATCAGGTCGGTCTGGCACTCCTGCTTGGCTGCTTCCAGAGC